TGGTCTTTGCATCAGGACCGGATTTTGATAATATACCATATCTACTATCGGACGATATAGTTGCCAAGTTAACCACTTCTCCCGAGGCCATAAAGGAAAACCCAGAACGTCTGTTTTTAAGGTAGCACATTCCATAGCAGCGCTCGTCTGCTTTGCAAGCTTCCCAAAAGATAAAGAATAATCTGTTTGCTTCTCTATAGTCTGGTTTCCCAACATCAATCTTGGACCACTGCAAGTACATAAAGTGAGTACCAGTAATATAAGTAGCCAAACTTTTATTATAGAACCAAAAGCCTTCGTCTCTTCGAGTAAATTCTTGATCAATGTAATCATACCAGGTTTCCTTAAAATCAATAGGGTATTGCTCCCAATCAAAGATTGTTTTTATTTTTTTTAATTGCTCTGGTATTTGGGTGTATTCCCAAGTATTAGATTTAAATGTATGTACTTCTTTTGGTTGCTTAGGTAAAGCTATTTTTAAATTTTGTATTTCATATATTTCACCTATCTCACCTGTTTTACTTATTACAACAACATCGTGTTCTTTGTTATAACCATATTTCCATTTTTTATACCTATTATTTCTTTTAATTATATTAGGTTTTATATGATCATCTAATACTTTGTAAAGGGTTTGAGTATACATTATCTAGACCTTCCTTCTGCAAAACCTTTAAAAGATCTTTCTTTAATTTCTTTAGGTTTTTCGTTTAACATATTCTCTTCTTCTTGTATACGTTGAAGTATTTCAAACGCATCAAATATAGCTAATTTTTTTGTAGCAGCCGCGTTTTTTAAACGATCAGCTGATATGTCATCGTCAGAATCTACAATAGGTTCTTTAGCTACTTTTATTAACTCATCGACTGCTTTCTGCCCAGCGTGGATTATACTCTGCTTGGTTTTCTTTATATCCATGTTTTAATAAAATATCATTTGATTTCATACAATATAAACGCTCATCGTCTATATTAAACTCCCATTCAGACCCAGTTTTAAATGTAACTAAGTCACCTGGCATTATTTCTAGCTCTTTTAAGAAGCTATTACCTATTTTTAATATACCAACATTACTAACTTCTTTTTGTGTCGTTAGAGTGTCTGTATTCTTTATAGGTATAATAAAACATCTGTCGTTTAAAGACTTCCAATATTTTTTACGTTTGTATAAATAAACTTGTTCAACAGAAGCAAAATATAAATCATCTTTAAAATATGATCTACTGTCTGCTTGCTTACCTTTCATATTGTAAAACCGTCTAAAAACATTTTGATGTAACACAACAATGTCACCTGTTCTTACAGGTGTTGCTATAGCCAATGGTGTTGATACAACTTCTGCAAACCTGTTTACAAACTTCCAGTTTTCTATTTTAGTATTTAAAACTAAATTTGTATCACCAATTTTTTTAGTGTTTGCGTATCTTTCACCGATTGGTCTTACGATAAAATCATACACACTTTTCATTAGTACTGTAAATCATACTCGATAGATATAGCCATGTTAGAATTAAACTTCTTCCATGGCAACACCTCATCGTTTTTCTTAATAAAAATGTTATATGATGTATCGTTGTCTTCAAATAAAATATGAGAAATTACGTGACCACCATACACTTCTTGTCCAACTGAATAATGCATGGCGTCATTTTTGTAATCAGATCCTATACTGATTTTTCTAATGACGTTATCCATTATTAATCTTGTTTTTCTTTTTCTAATAAAGTATATGTACCGTCTTTTAAATCAATATTTATTTGACCGTATTTCTCTTCTAACTTTAATTTTGTTTTTTCAATAGCTTCATTTACACTTGCTATCTTATGAAGAGCACTATGCTTTTGACTTTCTAAAACACCAATGTTAGTAAGTAACTCTTGGATTTGTTTTTGTTGATCTTGTACTTCTGTTAACTCTTCTTGTGTAATTTTATTTAATTCAGACATTTTAATATAATTTAATTGTTTTTCATTTTATTTGTTTTCTCCCAACTACGACCTACAAAATAAGCTCCGTATACCGTAATTAAAAGAGTTTGGAATATAGGTATGTATTCGTCTGCTATTTGAAATTCACCTACATTACCGTCAAAAAAAGCACATATAACAAATATCACAGTTAAGAAAATTAAAACAGCTGGGCGTATATTTTTTGACAGTTTAGAGTCAGACGCCATATCTGCTTTCCATCTTTCAGTAACTTGCTCTTGCGCTTCTTTATCAGCTTGCTCTAACAACTCTTGAATTTTTTGTTTAGCCGCAAGTCTTTCTTCATCTGTAGTTGTCAGGTTGTCTATAACTTTACCAACATCTTTAATGAGACCCCCAGTTATAAGTTGAAGAAGTTTTTTCATTATATAGTTGGGCGCGGACCTTGCATTTTTCTAGCCTGTTCGCGTAATCTCTCAAGGTTTTTCTTTCTACTTTCAATCGACTCTGTTAGGTTAGGAGTAGTTACATTTTGCCCAGACTTGTTTTTTAAAGGTCTATTCCTTTCGCCTGTTGGCACCGGCATATCTGAAGTATAATTATATCCGTAAAAGTGTTTTGCCGAGTCACCTCTTCCTGTTTCTTCTCTTTTTAAAGAATCAATTTCAGCTAAATTCCTAGTAATATTTGTAGTATTTTGATCGTATTGTTTTTGGCTTTCAATTACTTTTTTAATATCATCTTTTTTAAAAGATGTTTTATTGCCGGTTCCTATGAACTCTTTTAAATCTGGATGTGATCCACCTGGACCATGCGCCATTGGTCCTACATATGACTTAGAAGCACCTTCATATTTAGGCGCGCCATTCATATACATACCAGCTCCATCATAATATTTAGAAGCTGAATCTTCATGAGCCATTTTAGCAGCTGTCATATCACCCATTTTTCCTGGTGACATTCTTTCTGCTCCAAATTTTTGTTTATAACCCATTTTTGCAGAGCTATCTTCGATTTTTTTTAGTTTTTCTGCAGGAACTTTATAACTGTAACCGTCCATGCCTTTTCCTTTTTTTGCCATTTTTATTTTGCTTTTATTTCGTTTGCATAAGCAGGTCCTTCCCAGGGTCCAGTGCCTTTTGCAAAATGTTTTTTTGAATATTTTTTACCTTTGTAATAGATGTTGTTATCGTCCCAATAAAAACCCTCATGCATCATCTGATCTACATGAGTTTGCTCATGAGAGTGTGTTTCTTTTTTCATAGAAGGAGATAAATCTTCTTCCATTATAATTACACCATTTTTAAGAGTTCTACCTACTGCAGGATCTTGCGACATATCTCTTTCGTAAACCGGCGTTACAGATGTTGGATAAAAAGGTTTAATACTAAACTTACCTCCTAACTTAATCATTGTTTATAAGGAAATTTTTTATTAAACCACTCTTGTCTATTGTTACAACCACAGGGGATATTGAGACCTTTTGATACAGTATCAACCACGTGTTTAATTCCTGTTCGCTTGGTAAACCCAGCTATAGTGTCCCCAAATCCCCTCTGTTTCATTTTTCAAATATTATGAGTAAACTAAGTTTACTAAGAATACCTTATCATCATTATCATCTTTTCCAAAGTATGGAGCAGCTTTTACACCACCTGGGTTACCAGTTAGTGAATAATTAAAAGCATCTCTAAGTGGTCCACCTGTTGCAAACACTGGGTTTGCAGGGGCAGCTGAATCATTTACAGTTGAAAAAGTTAATTCAATTTCGTCATAGTTTGATTTAAGAGTATTTAAGTGTACCTTTAAAGTCTGTGCAGCAGTTTGCTCTACAGAAACAATTTCATCTACTGGAATTAAATGTGCTCCGTTTAAAAAGTTATTAGCGTTACCGCTTACTTCTACTGAAATAAATTTTGCCATGTTGTTATAATTTAACGTTAATAATTGTTTGTTGATTTTCAGTTTACTCTGTTTATTTTATACAGTATCTTTTACCTGGTGAATCTAATATCTCTTGTTGTAAGTGAATAGGTAATTCATCTTGATTACCAACTAAAGCTTTAGCGGGTCCATGATGTTCTTTATCATACTTCATATCACCAGCTAGTTTAGATATATGTTTTTCATCTGCCACCATTTTTTCATCATCGTGACCATGATGTGCATCATACATAATATCTCTTTTTAAATAAGATATATGAGCTGCATCGTCTCTTTCAGTTGGTTTATAGTTATATCTATCAACTCTAGTATGTGGGTGACCCATGCAGCATCTTGCGTTACCACTATATTTTCCGTAATGTCCTTGTTCGTTTATTGCCATGATTATTGTATTTTTACTAGCCAAAGCTGTGGTTCGTTAAAGTTTGCGTTACTATTTACTGGATAGCCTTGTGTTCCAGATCCACCAGTCGCGCCGTTATGGAAACCAATAATTTTAAAATAATCATTCGCATTTAAATCCATATAACCAGCTCCAGTTACTACAGCTTCTCCGTTTCCAGATGTAGCAACAATTAAGTCTTGTAACACGCATTGTTTAGTTCCAATGCCTGATGCTACTGTGTCTGTTGCTGCTGTTATTCTAAAAAACACATTACCGTTTACGGTTGGTAAAGCAGATTGAGCTAAATCAAAAGATGAGTATCTAGCTTGAAAAGCATATCTACCAGCTTTTAAAACTTGTATTGCGCCTTGATTACCCAAACCACCAGTTACGACTGGGTTAAATATTGTAGCATCGTCATTTACTGTCACGGTGTTATAAGGCACTAAAAAGTCAGTTATGTCATTTGTATTAGCTAAACCTGCAGTCCCTGATATTTTAATTTGACAAGCTGGATTTTTTTGTTCCCATGAAATACCTAAACCAGGACCATTTGAAGTTAGCACATAACCAGCAGAGCCTCCTGACCCGGTAGGGTCTATAAGCGCTGAAGAAACCTGTATCGCCGAGTCAAAATTTACTAAAGGACCACCTGCAATAAAAGAGAACTCTTCTATATCTATATCATTATTTGGACCAATTACTAAATTAGTACCAGGTACTTGAGAAAGTATTTGAGTACCACCACCAGTAATCGTACCGCTTAATGCTGGAGTTGTAACTAGATTTATTTGTGAATTTGATACACCGTCACCAATTGTTAAAGTACTTGAATTAACAAATAAATCCCCTGTTAAAGGTGCTGTTGCTCCAGCTGTTAAAGGTAGATAAGGACCACCTGATAATGTTATTAAGCTAGAGGCTAGATTAGCTGGTGAAATTCTAGTGTTAACTACTCCTGCATATCCTACTATATCATCAAAGTTTGCTATATCTGATTCTGCGGTAAATTGTGAAAATTTTATATTTGCCATTTTATTATTTTATTCTCTGATCATTAAATCAGCGTTGTTTTCTGTTAACATAAAGTCTACTCCATTTTCTAATATAATAAAATTAGTAGCAGGAGCGCCTCCTGTTCCAGGTGCATTAGGTATTGCTAGTATAGCGTTTGCTACTCCTAATATAGTTGGTGCCATTATTCTAAAGCTAAAATATCTGCAGCTGTTGTACCTGAAGCAAGAACTCTTTGAACTTGTAATGGTACATATGAATTGTTAGCTACGTTTTTAAGTATTACATTATCTTGACCTGTTCCTACTGGCAACACGGCTAAATCACCCGCAGTACCAACAAACAAGCTATAGCCATCTTGACCTTCTTTTAATTCACCACCATTACCTTTATATATTTTATAAGGATAAGGAGCTGCTACCCCAACAGCAGTTTTCAATGTTATTGTTTGCCCGTTGTCTACAGATAATATTTCATGTATTTCAGTACCTGTATATACAACATCTCCACCTGATATTGAATCAGCTAGAAACGTAGCAGACGCATCTGTAAGTGTGATACCATTAGTAGAACTATTACCACTAACTACACTACCTGGTTCGGGTATATTAATAGTATCGCTAGGTATAACGTCTATTGCTTTTACTGGTTGATTTTGTGCCATAATTTATATTTTAATATTCTTTGCCTTGCGCGCAAAGAACTGCGTTTAAAGGTTTATAAGGTATACCAGCATGATTAAGTTTCATACCTGTAATACCTCTTGAATTACCCATACCTTTTGGAAAGTTGTCCATATTGAGTGGTCCGCTCCATACTGCGTTTTCGCCAACTTGTCCTAATAGTTCTGGTTTACTGATGATTGAATAACTTTTGTGGTCCATAATTATATCTTTTTATTTTTAATCATTTTTGCAGCACCCATTGCCGCTTGTCTCATAAAGACTTTTCCAAATATATCACCTGCAGCAGATTGAGACGCCGGTGCAAATGTTGTTGGTGCTTCTACAGATACTGAATCGTTATCAGCTGTTACATTAGATGCAGCAACTTCAGATCCACCTGGAACACCAATTGGTGCTGAACTTGTAGGAGCAGAAGGTTTACCAACTCTTTCTTCTAAGTCACTAATTCTTTCTTCAATTGCACCTAAACTGGCAGACATATCTGGCCCACCACCTGATACCGCTGGAGCTGCAGAACCTACAGCTGCCGCTGGCGCAGCTTTACCAAAATCGCCAAGAGATTGTCTTCTTGATATTTCTTTTTCATAAGCTGCTAGCATACTCTTGTTTATGCCTCTACTAGCTAAAGGGCTAGCCGACAACTTATCGTATTTAGATCTTAAATCTTCATCTGACATTTTGCCGAAACCCCCAGCTGCTATCGCTGCTCCTGCTGCCATATTATCTGTGTTTATCTTTGTTTACGTTGTATATAGAAGTTTGTAATACTTTATCCATATACGTTTTACCTTTCATTATAGAGTTTCTTTTTTCACTAGTTGGTATATCTTCTTCACCTAGCATTATACGGTAAACTCTTTTAATCATTTGTTTACCTTTAAATGAAACTTTATATATATTATATTTTTGAGTTGTCCTATTTCTTTTACGCCAAACAACTATCCAGTCGTTTTGAATTAGTTTATTCCAACGCCTATTATTCCACGTATAAGAATAAGTACCCATTTTAAAATCATCAATGGTAAACATATCAATACAATCAAGATAAACGAGTAATTCAAACTCGGCATCAGTTAAGTCGTTGTTTCTACAAACCCACTTGCGTATTATACGGTAGTGTTTCAGCAGATTAAGATCTTTAATATCCCCCGCTTCTAGTTTTTTCATAAAACAACGACAATATCCTGTATCTTTATAACATGATATTCTTTACCACTATGTTCTATTTTATGTCCAGCAACTCTGTCATAAAATATCTTATCACCTTTTTTTAGCATATTGTGTTCGCCTGGATCATAAATCTCAGCTTCAATATATCTAAAATCTTTGCGATCATTTTCAGACAACAATAAACCACCATCCGTTTTTGTTGTACCTTGTTTTGTTTGTTTAATCAACAAATAATTACCTACTGCTTTCATCAATTCTAATATTATTAATTACACAGTCAGTCGATAATATTGTTGTTGCTACTGACGCAGCGTTTCTTAAAGCGCTTTTAGTAACCAACAGTGGGTCAATAATACCTGCTTTAATCATATTTACCATATTTCCTGTAACCACATTTACACCCATGCCTTTTCTAACCGGATCAACAACCGGTAAGCCAGCGTTGTGTAAAATCGTTTTATATGGTGCTTTAATAGCTTCTTGTAATATCTGCTCACCAGGTATTTCACTGTTCAATACCTTTGAAGCATTTAGTAAAGCAATACCACCACCAGGAACAATGCCTTCTTTTATAGCTGCTTTAGTAGCACAGATAGCATCTTCAACTCTATCTTGCTTTTCTTTTAATTCAATAGCTGAATTAGCACCAACTTTAATGATAGCAACTTTAGCACTAAGTCTTGCAAGTCTTTGTTCTAAACCTACACGTACATGCTCTTTATTGTTATCCATTAATTTAACTCTTGTTGAGGCGATTAAACCTTTAACTTCTTCAGATGGTTCATCTACTCTGATTATAGATCTGTCTTTTTCACTTACGACTTTAACACATCTACCTAAATAGTTTACTTCAATTGAATTTAAATCGTCACCAAGATCTTCATTAACGACTACAGCGCCAGTTAATAAAGCTAAATCATCTAATATTTCTTTACGTCTTAATCCATATGCTGGTGGATCAAGAACGTTTATCTTTATATTACCTTTCATTTTATTCATAAGTAAAGCAGACATTACTCCGTCTTCAACTTCACCAATAATAAGTAAAGGCTCTTTTTGTTTTATAACATGCTCTAACACTGGTTGTATCTGTCTAATTGATTCAACCTTAGAGTCAATAATTAGTACTAGTGGATTTTCTAGTTCAGCAGTACCAGTTTCTTTATTTGTTATAAAGTTAGGGTTTATAATACCTTTGTTGTACTCTACACCTTCAACAACCTCAACTTTTGTTTCACCAACAGCTGATGGTTCCATTATAACTAAACCTGTGTCACCAACCTGCTTAAACGCATCGGCAATAATTTCACCTAATGCTTTGTCGTTGTTAGTAGATATAGTAGCTATATCATCAATTTTATCTTTTACAGGTACAGCTTGTTTTTTTAATTGTTTTACAACTTTATCAACACCATTTAGTATTTGTTCTTTTACAGCTCTAATATCTTTACTGTCACTATTATAAGCTTCACTAATTATAGCATGAGCCAATATAGTAGCAGTTGTAGTACCATCACCAGCTTCTTTAACTGTTTTACGTGCTGCTTCTTTTAATAGTGTTGCACCAATGTTTTCAACAGGATCTCTTAAAAATATTGAGTCAGCTACCGTGACACCGTCTTTTGTAATTAATGGGTTGCCTTGTCTGTCTTCAAGTATTACACACTTGCCGCTAGCTCCGAGTGTGGAGCTAACAGCTTTAGTGAGTTTTTCTATTCCTTTAAATATTTGATCTCTAGCCTCGTTACCGAAGTTGAGATTTTTTACTATAGCATCTGCCATGATTTAATTTGATTTAATTTAATTATAAGATATTATTCAAAGGTTTTTACAACTTTAGGACCTTTAATGTAGTCCAGTTTTTTGTTGTAATGCTCGATGCTACCATCAATAGCAGCTTCAGCGCCATCAAGAGTTTCACGTCTAGTTACATCTTGCCATGAATCGTCTTGATCTTTAAACTCCGTTTGGTAATAACCATTTGGTAGTTGGGTAATTCTCCAGTTCTTTTTTTCTGAGAGATGTTTCCAAAATTTAATTTGGTCTTCGGATACTTGTGGTTGACTAGACCACGAATTAGTCTTGTAATAAAAATAAGTCATTTTATTGGTTTTATGTTATTAATTGGTTTTGCTCTATATCCCGAGCAGGGATTTGGTTTTAGCTAACTTAATAGCCACTTTTTCTTCTATATCTTTTTCTCTTTTTGATCCTGATATTAAATGCGTATAACCATATTTTGATGCTAACTCTGGATTAACCCATTCATAATCTAAAAAGTTTAATTTAATATTTTCGTGTTTGGCTAAACAGTACAAGAAAACTTGCTCAAATATTAAAGAAGGACAATCC